CAGGGAACTGCAGATTTATTTTCACTTGCAACTACAAAAATAAAATCATTGAACCCCTCCATTCGAGATGTGCTGTGGTGGAGTTTGGTATTAAGGGTAAGCATAAACAAGAGATTGCGGTAACATTTTTTAAAAGACTTCAATATATACTAGATGCTGAAAAGGTTTCGTATGATGGAAAAGTTCTTGCAGAAATTATTAATAAACATTTTCCAGATTGGAGAAGAGTTCTCAACGAATGTCAAAGGTATTCGGTTGGAGGAAAAATTGACTCTGGTATTCTTGCATCTTTCTCAGACGTATCTGTAAATGATCTCATTAAAAACCTTAAAGAAAAGAACTTTGCGGAAGTTCGTAAATGGGTCGTTAGTAATTTGGATAATGATTCTAGTGTATTACTGCGTCGCATTTACGATAGTCTTTACGAATCCTTGGTCAATAGCTCTATTCCTGCTGCCGTTCTTATTATTGCGAAATATCAATATCAAATAGCATTTGTTGCAGATCAAGAAATTAATATGTTAGCATGTCTTACAGAGATAATGGTTGAGTGTAACTTCAAATGAATACTAAAGTAATAGCTAGTGCTAAAACTCGTGATCCCTATCCAGTTTATAAGTTTTATAATGAGCCTGAAGATTGGTCTTGTAATGGAACTGTAAAGATTTCTTGCAAAGATGGTAGGGTTAATGTTACAATATTTGAAAAGGATTCTATCAAGGTTCATCGTTTAGAAGTTTATTCAGATGATGGCCCTGTTGGTGCAAGACTTACTGAACAATTTGAACATCCAGCATGACAAAAATAACAAAGAAACAAAGGCATCAAGTTAAATCTAGATGGTATTATATCTTCTGGGGTACTGCCACTGTAGCAGTTGTTGCTGGTCAGGTATTTGTTGGAAGTGGTTTCCGTAGAATGG